TGTAGCAGACGTTGAAGAGTCGCCCGATGTAGCAGACGTTGAATAGTCGCCCGATGTAGCAGACGTTGAATAGTCGCCCGATGTAGCAGACGTTGAATAGTAGCCCGATGTAGCAGACGTTGAATAGTAGCCCGATGTAGCAGACGTTGAATTGTCGCCCGATGTAGCAGACGTTGAAGAGTCGCCCGATGTAGCAGACGTTGAATAGTAGCCCGATGTAGCAGACGTTGAATAGTCGCCCGATGTAGCAGACGTTGAAGAGTCGCCCGATGTAGCAGACGTTGAATAGTCGCCCGATGTAGCAGACGTTGAATAGTCGCCCGATGTAGCAGACGTTGAAGAGTCGCCCGATGTAGCAGACGTTGAAGAGTAGCTATCACTAACTTTACTTTTTTCAAATATAAATTCAATACCAGCTTTAATAATTGCAGGGATAGTAATTTTTACACCAACTCTTAATTTTTTAGTGCAATACTTTACATTATCATCTGTATCGCATTTATCCAGAGCCTCAATTGTTGTAAATTCGTTATTGTTTTTTGGTGGATAATATTGAAATACTGACAACGGATTAGCGCAAAAGTGCATACCGTTATTGCATATACTGGCGTTATCCTCTGTGAAAACTGTATTTTCTTTGTACTTTTTAGGCTTATTTCCTGGGCTACATACTAATCCTTTTGAATAGCCCTTGAATCCTACCATTACTACTTTTTCTTTTTTCATCATCTCACCTTATTATTTAAGTTATCATCACCTGCATATAGTAATTATACCCTCATTTGTCGATATGTCAAGAGCTAAATGTATTTTTTTACATTTTTTTCCATTTTTTTCCACATTTGCTATTGACAATGCTTGTTTTGTAGTGTATTGTAGTGGTATAAACTAAATAAGGAGTTGGTAAGATGGAACGGATCATTGGATTCAAAAGGTTTAAGCAACATTGTAATAAAAGAGAGTACGGCATTTGCCAAACTTTATTTAATGGTAACAATAAATGCCAATGGGATGAAAAGAAAAGCAAATGCGCCGAAGCAAACTGCCCTGTATTTAAAAGACTTAAGAAGGTGGAAGTTTGCCACGTTAGAATCTCTGATACAGACCAAAGACTACCGGGCGGAGCTCAATGCGATGATAAAATAAAAGGTGCTGAACCGTTCGGTATCTGGATTGACGAAGCAGCATCAATTTCTAAAATCCTATTCAATAAACGTAATCAAAAAGGATAACACATGATAATCACGGATAAAGAAATTCTCAAGCAAGTTTCAGAGCCAGCAACACTCGATGAAGTTGAAGATATTGTTTCCCAGATCAGGACTGCATTACCTACTGCATGGACTGCCGGATGCGGACTAGCTGCAATTCAAGTTGGCATTCCTAAACGTGTTGGGTATATCCGTGTAGCTGATCTAGAGCTAATCTTGGTTAATCCTAAAATTACTTATCGCAGTGATGCAATGGATAAACTGGAAGAGGCATGTTTAAGTATCCCCAATAAGAAGTTTACTATCAAACGGCACTTCATGGTAGAAGTCATGGTAAATAGCTTTACTGGCGAAACTGATGAATTTACTGGTTACGTTGCTCAAGCTATCCAACATGAAATAGACCTCATGGACGGCAAGCTTATTGGTAATAAAGTTAAACGCATTATCAAGTCAGATAAAACAAAGAGTGCTAAGAATCGTGCTCGTAAATTGAGGAAAGGGAAATGAAAACTCTATCCGTATTATTAACACTCGCCACTATCGCCGGATCATATTGGTATCTTCCATGTTTGTTGATTGCCATAGTTCCAGCATTATTCGCAGTTAAACAGTTTGACATTAAATTTTAACCAAAGGAGTAAGTAAAATGAGTTGTAAAATATGTAGTAAGAGTAGTTGTTGTCCCTCTTTTCATTCCAGCGAAGTACAAGCCCATCATGAAAAATACGCAACAATGGACGCTGCTGAATTAAGAAGTGAGTGTGTTGATAAAGACAACGAAATAGAAGACTTAAACACTGATATAAAAGAATTAGAAAAACAGTTGAGCAACTAGACAAGCAAATTTTAATAACAAAGGAGGCATTATGTCAGAAAAAAAGAAAAAAACAGTAAAAAATCTTGTTGTCAGTATTGATTCTCACAAAAAAGTGAAAGAGCATTGTGATAACAAGGATATTAAAATGCAGGGCTTCGTTGAACGTATAATTGAAGCATGGTTTCAAGAACACACAGCAAACTAATATTAACCCACAGGAGATTTACAGATGGCTTACGATCACATTCAAAAAACATGTTACAATGCGTTCATCAATAACAGTAATTTAAAAGAGGCTGACGAATCCACGACCATCAAAGAGTTTGATATGGATAGTTTGGATGAAATGAGAGTTCTCCTGGAGATCGAAGAGGATTTGAATATTGAACAACTTCCTGACGAAACCATTGCGGACTGTACCACTCTTGGCGAACTTATCGCTAAAGTTAGAATATTAACCGGACCAGTAAAATAGGTAATCAATATGAGTTTATTCAACAAAATAACAAAGCTGGTTAAAGAGGACTTTCAGAAAAAGAAAGTTAATAAGAAAAAGAAACAACAAGAGGATATTCCAAATGAATAAGACTTTGTATTTATCTGAATCAAAGGCAATACATCCAGCAAAAGACGAAACTCAATATTTATTTCTCTGTGCTGATGTAGATGTAGATTTGAGTGATATGTCATTTACAACCGAAAAAGTTTATCATTCAAAAGAGGTATATACTACAATTCACTCGATGAAATGTGGTAGACCTATCGAAAAAAGCATTGAGCAAGTATTGAAGCGTGAAGAATATCCAATCAATATGAGTTGTTTTTCCGCTGAATCTCAAGCTTTTATTGGAAAGCTTATAGAGGAAAGCGTTGAATCAATAACCGAAGAAGAAATAAATGAATGGGTTGCTGATGCAAAGATGCAAAGTCAACTTTAATTAACCATAACAAATAAGGTGTTATTATGAATGAAGAAATGCAAGAAGTAGTAGTAATGGAAAAGGGCGAAGTTCAATCCCTAAAGGAAATTCAAGGACAAGTTCAGATCGTCCAAGAGGCCATGAAATCGGTTATGAAGAAAGGATGTCATTACGACACTATCCCCGGATGCGGCAAAAAACCTGTATTATTAAAGCCGGGTTCAGAAGTCATATTGTCAATGTTCCGAATAGGAGCTGACCCAATCATTGAAGATTTAAGTGATGGAACCGAATTCCGTTATCGCGTTAAATGCCGTGGTTTTTATATCCCTACCGGTAACACGGTTGGATATGGTGTTGGCGAATGTTCTACTGCCGAGAAAAAATATGCTTGGCGCGCTGCGGTATGCGATGAAGAATATGACGAAACCGTTGAAACCCATAGGCGCAAATATTGGTCTAAAGGTTATAATGACAAGAGCGCGACCTGTGTTAAGCAAATTCGTCAAACTCCTGCAGACATTGCGAATACGGTTCTCAAAATGGCAAAGAAGCGCGCGCAAATTGATTTATGCCTGACTACCACCGCTTGTTCTGATATATTTGTCCAAGACTTAGATGAAGAAGCTGTTCAAGAGAACGCTCGTCAAGATGGCGGAGCTTCCTATCGGAAACCACAGGCACAGCAACAATCAGCTTCACAATCGCAGGAGCGGCAACAAAACACGGCTCCGGCTGGTGATTGCATAAGCGAAAACCAAGCGAAACGCCTATTTGCTATCGTTATGGGTCAAACCGACAAGCCAGATGGATACACAAAAGAGTTTGTTGATGCTTGGCTTTTTGCCACTTATGGTATTAATCGCTACGAAGAAACCAAAAGAAACGTATATGAAGAAATTTGTAATCACGTTTTAAATACAACAATTCCGGCTCCAGGAGCATAATGTTAATCCTAAACAAAGATAACCATGAATACAGGTATAATGGGGTAGTTATCCCCTCTGTGTCAGAAATTCTTGCAGGAGCCGGACTAAGTAATTTTAGCATGGTGAATGCAAGAATGCTTCAAATAGCCCAAGAGCGCGGTGAGTTTGCTCATTTAGCTTCTGAGTTGTTTGATCGAGGTACTCTTGATGAATCAACGGTTGATCCTGAACTAAAAGGATACCTTGATGCTTGGAAATCCTTTGTTTCTGATTATAACCCAAAATTCAAGATGATAGAAGTAAAACTCTGCAATCTTGATTTGTGGTTCGCTGGTACTCCGGACAGACTCGCAATAATTAAACGTAAACAAATTATAATCGATATTAAGACTGGGGTAAAATCTATATCGCATGAAATTCAACACGGCGCGTATTCATTGTTTAAGGAAATGAAGAACGCCAAACAAGCATGGACTGTCTATCTTAAAGATGGTTCATATAAATTAGAGATTCACGACTTAGAGAACGGACGGAAAATCTTTCTGTCTGCTCTTGATATTCACAAATATAAAAATAGAGGATAAATAATCATGTCAAACGAACTAATGAAGCAAGAATTACAACCGGCATTACAGAACGCAAACGAACTCGTAATCAACGATCAACTATCATACGGGCAGGCTGGTGAAATGCTCAAGACGGTTAAAGCTCTCGCTAAGAAAGTTAAAGAAACTTTTGATCCTATTTGTGAAAAAGCCAATGCTGCCCACAAGGAAGCAACCGGCAAGCGCAAAGAGCACCAACAGCCATTGGTTGATGCCGAAAAGCTTATCAAATTAAAGATGCTTGAGTATTCCGGCGAGAACGAAGTCCAGAAGATTGCCGGAGTTTCAATATCGGATAATTGGGATATAGTTATTGAGGATGAATCAAAAATTCCTCGTAAATATATGATACCGGATGTCAAAACATTAAAGAATATTGCTAAAGCCAGCAAGAACACTTTAAAGATTGCTGGTATCAAATTCGTCAACAATCGTAACATGGCTACAAGGGTATAAATGCCAGAACTCGGAATAATCATTAGAGGATTTAGTAAGGGAGACAAGCTTGTTCTTTCAACATGGGAGCAAGAAGTTCTGAACCAAACCTTAGAAGCTAATCAAGGAAACCTCGAACTGGTTCTTCGGAGGCACGATCCAGAACGAATAATAAGTCAGAACGATATGTATTGGGTAGTTTTAGGATACATGGAAGATTACACGGGGCATTCAACAAATGAACTACACAAGATTTGCAAGCATGAATTTAACAGAGGTAAATCAACTACAAAACTTAGCAAAAGAGAATTTTCTAACTATCTGGAAAGAACAATCGTATTAGCTGCCTCTTTAGGGGTTAATATTCCAGACAAAAAAAGAATTGATATAATAAAGGAGCAACACGATGAAAAAGCATTTCAAAAAACATGACGGATTTAACGCCTGCCACGGAAAACGAAAAGATAATTCTACTGAAAAGTGGCAGGATGTCAAATGCGGTAACTGTAAAAAGAATGGACAATATTTACAGGCTCGTCAGGATAGCCCGATAGACCACCCTAATTTCCGCAAAGCATTAGCGGATAAGGTGGATATGAAGCTGGAAGTAACACAGGCGGAGTCACTACAGGCTCAAAAAATTTGTTTCAGTTGTGGAGTTAAATGGGCTCTTACTGGCAAAATTGTAAAGGTCGCTTACCCGTTTTTTATTATATCGACATACACTCCAACATCCATTTATGCGCCGGCGTGGGCTACCCTTAGGGATATATTTGATAATAATAGCTCTAAACAATTCTCATTCAAAGACGACTGTTTCATCGATGATGTTGAAATATTAGTCGATAAACTTAATGTTTTATCTGGATGTGGTAAGCATTTAGCTGAGTTTTTCAAGTGCTTAAATAAAACCTGCTCTAATGTTGAAGTGCATATTTCTGATGAAGATATTAATAGAGGTAAATCCAAACACCTTTTCCCTGGATGGTATTATGTTTCAAATATGGGCGAATTTGAACTCTCCATTCTTATAGCAGAAAATGGATTAAATAAATATCGCATCGAAGAACCAGTAGAACTCTCCGCCTGTGGACGTACACTTGACGAGTTTATGGCGTGTGTTGATGATGATTGTAATAATGTTGAAAACTGCCACGTTGTGCCATATAATATAAACTGGATTCTAACATTTTCGGCAGACAAAGGCGAATTAATAAACAATATTAAAACTAATGGACTACAAAGTTACCGCATTAAAGACACCAGAGAACTTGATAAGGCCGTTGAGCGACTAGCTGCTCTACCCACTCCTCAAATCCAATACACCATAACCGAAGAGCAAATGGACGAGATCCGGCAGATTATCAAAATAGGTCAAGACTGTAAAATGGATTTTGTTGATGATCTTCAAAAAATGAAAGATGCCGCGTTTAGGACTAAGGATATTTCATTATTCCGTTTAGCTAAAATATTTGACAAAATAGAGGGGAAATAAAATGAAATCAGCCGAACTTAAACAACTGGCAAGTGATATGATAGCGTTTTGTGAGGATAATAGATCGTGCGCTGGTTGCCCTGGAAGTGTGCATATAGAAGAGTTTAAAGGTACTCTATGTATTGTGAGTGGATTTGCGGATAACGACTGCAGATTGACCCTGCCGGAGATAATGCTGGCTATAACTGAATTAATAGGCGGACATAATGAGTAGAGTTAATATTAAGGCATTAGAGAAGCGGTTAGGCGGACTTTCTAAAGAGCTATGCAGGCTCAAGGCTGGCGGAATATGTGCGAAGTGCGGAAACTATGGGATTGAGGCTCACCACGTTCTAAGTTGCAATTACAAGCGGTGGCGTTGGAGTCAAGAGAACCTTGTTTGGGTATGTCGCAACTGTCATAGAGAAGAACACGACTACGAGCCTACAATAACCAATGAATTAGACCGCAGTTATAAAATCTGGAGTTATCCAGAACTTCAAGAGCTTGAAAAATCGATTAAACAACAAATAAATGAATTGAAATAGTTTGACAAACATGATTTGTGGAGTATAATATGGATAGTATTAACAAAAGGAACGCGCTATGCGAGAAGAAATAACCAAAATCTACAACCGCCAGACTGCAAGATGTTTGTCTGATATTCAAGAACTTTATGATATTCCTGCGATGGTTACGGAAAGAATTAAAAAAGCTATTGAGTATACCGCTAAAGATGTAGATAAATTAACGCAAGGAGTCCGCAATGGATCAAAAAGAGAAATTTCAGGAAATAAGTAATAGATATATTCCCTATGATGAGCAATTAAAAGATAACCGCTGGAAAAAGAGATCCGCAGAAATACAACTCAAGGATAAATTTCATTGTCGTATTTGTGGTACTGATTCGCTATCCCTAAATGTCCACCACCTTAGATATATTAATGGTTTAAAGGCGTGGGAATATGACGATAACCTACTAATGACCGTTTGCTGGTCATGCCACGAAAAAGACATTCATGGTATCTTTAAATGTGTTGATTACAGCCCTTGTGTTTGTTCTATGTGTGGACAGGCTATTGTTAATAAGAATTGCAATACCGTAGACCGTATTGGTGATTATTATAGATTTGATATATATTGTGATAACTGCCAAAATAAATTAGAGGTGCTATAATGAATTGGTTAAACCTCGAAATAAAAAAACTTACTTCTCACGAATTTTTAGGTAGCGAGCCTACCGAAAGAGCCTCATGGATATGTCTATTGCGTTACTGCGCTCAGCAAGAGAACTCTGGAACAATAGAAAATTGTAAAGATTGGGGCGAGCGCAAGTGGATGCAGTTAGTTGGCATTACAAAACAAGAAGCAGACGAAACAACGCAACTATGGACTTGGAAAAATAAATCTTTGGTTACTTGGGGATATCCTATTTCTCAAGAGTGTTCAGTAAAGGCAAAGAGAGAAGCTGGTAAACTATACGGTAAAGGTAAGAGTAATAGTAAAGGTAATAGTAATAGTAAAGGTAATAGTAATAGTAAGGATGAGCTATCGGTGAGCAATAAGCTTAGCAATAGCTTAGCTAATAGCTTAGCTAACACAAAGTATTCTATTTCTGAAAGATTAAAAGACAAAATGCCGGCCGAATATAAAGAACTTTTTTTATCGTGGCTTGGAGTATACTTTGAAATACATGGCAAAATGGTAGAAGCTTCACAGGAAGCACAATATAGGAAGTTAATTGACATTCCTAAGAGACACCGCATTAAGTGCCTTGAAGATGCAATAGCTGGACAATGGAAAAATATTAGAAATGTTGTAGTTGAAGATAATGGCGGTAAACTTTCAGAAAATGACGAATTATTAAAACACGCCGAAAATATGCCAACGCAGTTTGATGATGATTTTGTGGAAAATACACCCAAAGATATGCCGGAGATTAAATTATGAAAATAGAAGAACTAAAAGAGAGAATAGGTGATTCAGCACAGGATATTATTGTATCCGGCATGACTCTTGAGAAAAAAGGCACAGCTTATGAATGTCCTTACCGTGATCATAAAAAAGGTAAATCCTTTGCTGCTCAATGGTATAATCAAGGGTTTCACTTTAAATGCCATGATTGCGGACGTTTATTTGATATTAGTGATTATGCCGCAACGCGCGGAGATAGAATGCAAATACTCCATGACTTAGCTAATGTTGAATTTAAAAAGTTTGAATTTAAAAAGATTGAGCCGGTAACAAAAGAAAAATCTCAAAGTGGAATAGAATACTTGGTACAGCGTGGAATTTCAAAGGAAACCATAAAAGAATACCATATAACCTGCGATGAAAAATGGATTTGTTTTAATTATTGTTTGCCTGGAGATGGTGGGCTTGTTAAAATAAAACAAAGAATTATAGGGGAATGTCAAAATGGGGAGAATAAATATACTGCTCCGGTAGGTGGACAAAATATATTGTACGGAATGCACCTTTTAAAGACACAGAAACTACTAGCTATATGCGAGGGAGAGATTGATGCACTATCGTTGCGAGAGTGCGTTAGAATGGCTCAAAAAGACGATTGTATACTCTGCTCCAGCATTCCATCTGGCTCTAAAAGCTTCGGATGGATTGATATTTGCCGAAATTGGCTCGATTCTTTCGATGGAATAATATTGGTTCCCGACTCAGATAAAGCAGGGAGTGAATTTTTAGAAAAAGCAAGTGAATTACTAGAGGGGTATAATTTATCAAAAATAGAACTTCCCACAAATGATGTAAATGAGTATTTGAGAAGTGCCGATTATAATCCGGTAGAAATATTTGGATTGGTTAAAGCAATATTGCCAGAGATTAAGGGTATTAAAAATAGTATTAAAGTTGGAAAACATAAAAAGAAAAAGTCTATTGCAACCGGATATTTAACGCAGGATTATAATGATTCAGGTTATAGGATGGGATGTTTGTCTCTTTATACCGGCCGGCGCGGAGAGGGGAAAACCACCTATACAAGACAGGGATTAATAAGTGTAGCCAAACAAAAAGAAAAATGCTTTATGTTCTGCGGAGAAACGACCATTGAAAGCGAAAAAAATAAACTCGCCAGATTATGTGCCGAAAATACTGAAATATCATCTAGTCAAAATATAGGTGGCCGGATAGAGTATTATGCCAGCGATAAAGCATTAAGCAATTTTAATGAACTATATGGTGAATATATTTTATTATCCGACTGCGAAACCATGAAACAGGCGTTCCCGGAACTAAAGAAAAGCAGCAAGACATTATTTGACAATTTATTGCTTGAGATGAAAAAACTTGCTCGATCATTTGGAGTGAGAATATTCATACTCGATAACCTTATGGTGTTCTGTAATAATATGGGGCAGGGCAAATTCTCGATGCAGGAATATATTGCGGCTAATTTAAAATCATTTGTAAATGAGTTCGGCGTACATTGCTGTCTGATAGCCCACCCAAAAAGCGGAGAGGGTTATCAAAAAATATCTGGCGCACAAGAAATAGAAAATATTGCCGACTCTATATTCCGCTATGTTCGTATTGATGAAGAAATAGTTAATAAGTTGGCAAAAAAAATGCCTATACACACAAGAGATAGAATATCGGCTATGTTATTAACCGAAAAAGTTAGGGATGATGGTTCAAGTATAATATCTTTTCTTGAATGGGATTCCAAGAGAGGCGCAGTATATGACTTGAGCTTAATGCACCAGGCAAGTAATTATGAACAAGCAGGGTTTTGGACTCGCCAAATAGGACAATACACACAAACAGACCAACCAAAATAGGAGAACGACCATGAGTAAGCAATCGGCAGAAATCAATCGGCTAAAAGAAGTAATTCAATCAGAGGCATTAAAGAACTGTAAAAAGCGTGAAAAATTACATTTGAAAGTAGTGGCGCTTCGTAATAACACAATAGAGGAAGCCGAAAAGCACAAAGTTCTTATAAATCACGCCATTAAGCAGCACCAAATTGTCAGTAACGACTTGGGTAAAGTTGAAAAGGAACTCATTATGCTGCGGAATAAGTTTGTTGACTTGGTAAAAAATCGTGATGGATATAGATTTTGCGCTATAATGTTCGGCATTTTAACATATATGTTTATTTTGCGGCATGTATATAAAATGTTTATTGAATAAAAAACCGCATACGTTTTAAAGTATGCGGTATATATCATCTTTGTTATTCTATATTCTGTTGGCTTAGTGTAGGATTAACTCATAATTGGCTCCCATATTTAGTTATTCGCGTTTATCTTTCACTTGATGCAATCAAGCACCTTAAAACTATATTATATATCCTGCAATTAAATTTGTCAATAGGTATTAATAAAAAAGATCCGGCTTTTACACCGGACCAGGCAAAAAAGACCACGACAGTCTCATAAAATATTTACATGAATTTTAAATCTCTCAAGACGGAGAAGTAATATGTTCCCAAACCTTGCGTGCCAACCGTAAAACCAGTATTAATTGTGATTATATCATTAATAACAAGAACAATAACCTTGACTATGACATCAGGCTTGCCTTTTTCTTTGACAGTCTTAATTGTTGTGGTCGTGGTGCTAGACTTATCAACAATACGAATATTATTACATCCAGCAAACAATAAACTGATACATAAAACCATCATTAAAAGTAAAAATTTCATACAGCCTCCATTGTTATTTTTTGAAAAAAGCTATTGATGCTGAGATAACTCCGACCACAATAGTCATAACCGTAAATCCTATACCGGTCATTATTCCCCAAGTTTTTCTTGAAGTTTCAATCTTAAGAACACGATCAGAGATTTTAAGAATATCTTTTAATAATCCATCATCTCCATTTATTCCAAACAGCACAACTTCTTGCCGTTTACTACGTTCGTTTATCTCAATTAGCAATCTCTCTTGTTTAGTCATTAGTCCGTCTCCTCAATTTTATTAGATATTTGATATTCTATGCTTCGATATAATTCCATTTTTTCAGGATCACATTCAGGTCTATCGCTATAATAAATTTCAAAGTCAGGCGGTAATTGCTTGTCTATCCAGAACGCATCTGAGCCTGCGCCGGCTAAACACATCTCATAAATATTATTTCTGCGGTATCTGAAAGATTCAAACCATCCGGCATAGTCTTTTATTTGTAAATCAACATTCAAATCAAACCAATGATCTGACAACTGCTTCCAGGCGAGACCATCCGCAACACTAGGGAAGTACATAGGGAAAGTATACATCCAATCATGACAATGCGATCCAGGGTTAATATTCAACCCCCAAACTGTATCAGGAGTAACATGATAAGAAATGCTTGTTTCTGAACCTACGCCATTTGCTACTTGTTCGACCAAATCGGGGCGATGAGATAAAGCCCATTTGTAATCAGGGGCGATATTTAAAGCAAGCCTTAATGTTTCAGCTTGGACTTTTCCGATTTCCATTAACATTTGGTTTCCTCTATTGATAGTGTTTTGACTTTCGTTTTACTCAGCCTCATTTTCATAGTCATGTTATGCTCCTTTGTTTATGGTGTAACTGCTGGATATAAATTAGGTGCGTTTGATGATGCAATACCTGATGAAGAAAATCCGGTAAATGGGTACGGCGTAGACCTTAATGTCCAATTTATCCCATCAGGGGATGTAGCAACCGCATTATGGGCGGAAACCGCTCTACCTACTGCAACAAAAAGAGTTCCATTCCACGCAACAGACCTAATTACATTTAAAGGATTTGTTCTGCTTGTCCACGTTATGCCGTCAGGGGAAGTAGCTATAAGCGCTCCATTCGCCCCTACTGCAACAAAAA